AGTTCATGCCTGATCATCCAAATAACTCCAACGGCCTGCCGCGGGCAGTAGCCGCCGCGGTTGAGCACTGGTGGAGCGTACTGCCGGTTGGTCCGGACAAGAGATCGCTGGTTGAATGGGGCCCTCTCCAGAAGGAGCACAAGTTGACCGACGCGGAGTACTTCCGCGAAACAGCCGACATCCAACGCCGCCTGGTCGCCGCCGGCAAGATCGCGCCGGATGAAGATCCCTTCGAGACCATGCGATGAGGCGCCTGCTTTTCTGTTGCGTTGTTGGCTCCGCAATCGGCTATACAGTCGGGCGATTCGCCCAACTGTTGCCGCCCGTCTGGAGTGTCATCGTCGCGGGCGTGTTCGCAACCGGCATATGGTTCTGGGCATTCCATAGCCTGCGCGAGATAGAGCAACGAAGTCGGGCTCTCGATGACATACTCAAACGAAATGAGAGTATGCGCGAGTTACGGCACAAGTAACCGACCAGCTATACTTACCCCATGCGCAAGCCCGCGGCCGCCCGCCCGCGCACCCACGCCAAACCCGTAGCATCGCCGCCGCCGCGACGCAAGCCGCCGAAGAAACTGCCGGCGGCCTCCGCGGAGGTCGCTCGGCCGGCCGACCGCGTGCAGCGCGAGATGGTCGACGAGTACGGCGAGCTCGCGCGCCAGGTGCAGATGTTCGAGCCAGTGCAGGTGCGCTACGAACTGCTGAAGCGCGCCATCAAATCCTGGTTCGACGAGGTGCCCGCGGATGCCGAGGCGACCGTCGAAGGCAAGGTGTACTTACTCAACATTTCGCCGCGGGAGCGCGTGCGCCGGATCCGCGACATCCAGCAACTCGCCCGCGAAGTGGGCACGGATGACCTGCTCGACATCCTCGCAAAGTTTGTTCCGCTGGGCGTGATCGAAGACCTGATCGGCAAGACGAAAGTCGCCGCGCTGGTGGTTGACGAGCGCACCGGATCGCGGCGGATTAAGTGCGTCGCGAAGCATCCGAGCGCGGTGGGGGCATGAACTGGCCAGCACGCTCGTCGCTCCTTGTCCCCAGCACATTCAATGAGATAGACTCGTCAGACACAACATTACTCTGACAAAAAGAGGCGATGATGCGCAAAAACATTGGCAAAAATGGCCAGTTTGGGAAGCCAACACAACAAAACCCACATAACGTTGCGTCTTCAAAAAAGCGCCGGCCTCTCCCTAAGTATCTGATTGCAGACCAGATACGCGAACTTCTGCGGGTGATCAGGCCTCCTCGCGACCAAGCCATATTCCGCCTGGCGTACCATCACGGCCTGCGGGCCAGCGAGATCGGCATGATCCAGATGAGCGACTACCGGCCCGGCCGGCGAGCCGAGAATGATTACCTCCTGATCGAACGCCTAAAGGGCTCAATCGGCGGGGATACGAAGCTCATTCCGGCTGCGGCGCACGCGATCCGCATGTGGCTAAAGACGCGCGGGTGGGCGTCCGGTCCGCTGTTCCCATCGAAGAAGAAGAACCCTATTTCGCGCTCGTGGCTGCATCGGCTAATGCAACGTTACTGCGCAATGGCCGGCATTCCGCCAGAGAAGGCGCACTTCCATACGCTGAAGCACACATGCGGCACGATGCTGCTCTCGGAGCGCAAAGAATCCATCGTCGATGTGCAGCACCATTTGGGCCATGCCGATATCAAATCGACGATGATCTATGCAACGTTGACGGAGCAAGCGGACGAAGAACGCAGCCAGCGTCTCAAGGATTGGAAATAATATGTTCCGACCCGTTACTCTGAAATGGTCCACGTTTCCCAGAACGCGCACGCCGCGAACGCTCCGCAAATTGCGCGCGTTGCGCGCCTCCCGCAAGTTTTCGGAAGCATTCGCCGTTTTTGCGTTCGTGACCAAACCCACACCATATCTGCGGCATAGGGCCAAATTTGTAACTCGGTACATCTAGTCACACGACTTACACCGTGATAGACTGACACGAAATGCCGCAGTTCGGCTAGATAAAGCAGTACCCCACCAGGGTGGCGTAACCCCGAGATTCCCTCAACATCTGTGTCTGAACGAGCCTGTGTCCCGGTGATCGACCGCTGGGGCGAATTCCTATACCGCGTCACGATCGAAACCGCGCAGCGGTGGTGTGCCCAAGGCATCGTCACCGAGGTGGCGTGGAACGAGACCCGCGCCGTGATGCCGCACGCCGAGCACGAGGAGCACGTCAAGAGCATGCGCCCGCGGTTCGGCGAACGCTACACGCACGATCACGAGACGGATGACAATCCGCGCGGCGTGTGGACCTTCCGAAAAAAAAGTTATGAGCAACCGCCCGCGTAAGCCGCAGCCGAAGAAGCACAAGGTAGTGAACCGCAAGCCTGCGTTCCTCGCGGCGTTCCGCGCCACGCTGCAATTGACCGCGGCGGCGAAGGCGACCGGGATCAGACTCAGCACGCACTATGACTGGCTCAAGGCAGACCCGCAATACCGCATCGACTACGAGAACACATCGAACGAGCTCGTGCAGCAGTTGGAAGACACCGTGAAGCTCCACGCATCCGAAGGCGTGAAGAGAAAGCTTTACTACCGCGGCAAGCCGATTCACATCGGCAAGACCCGATCCCATGAGTACGAAATCGAGTGGGACCATCCGCTGATGCTGGCCGTCCTGCGCCGGTTCCGGCCCGAATGGCGCGACCGCACGGAGACGCACGTCACCGGCTCCGTCGACTTAGTCGAAGTCATCCAGGAAGGCCGCAAGCGCCTGCTCGAAATGAAACGCGAAGATGACAGTAGCATCGCCAGTTGATCTCGATCTCGCGCGCCACATGGCCGACTTCGTCGGCGATCCGCTCGCGTTCTGCCACTTCGCATTTCGTTGGGGACATGGAGAGTTGAAAGACATCGCCGGGCCCGATGCCATCCAGACGCAGTTCCTCCGCGACCTCGGGCGCGAAGTGGCGAAGCGCCGGTTCAACGGCACGGACCCCGTCGCGCCGATCCGCATGGCGGCGAGCTCGGGACACGGGACGGGCAAGTCAACGCTCGGCGCGATGATCGCGATGTGGATTCTCTCGACGCGGCCGCACTCGATCGGCACGGTGACTGCGAACACATACGTGCAGCTGGAAACCAAGACGTGGGCGAAGATCCTGCAGTGGGCCAAGATGTGCATCACTGCGCACTGGTTTCATATCCGCGCATCCGGCATCTATCACCGGCAGTTTCCGGAAGACTGGAAGGTGGTGCCGCAGACCTGCAAGGAGGAGAACGCGCAATCGTTCGCCGGCCAGCACGCGCGCACCTCGACCAGTTATTACCTGTTCGACGAAGCCAGCCACATTCCCGACGGCATCTGGGAAGTGGCGCAGGGCGGGCTGACCGACGGCGAGCCGATGTGGTTTGCGTGGGGCCAGCCCGCGCGCAAGAGCGGCAAGTTTTACGAGACATGCTTCGGCAAGCAGCGCGACCGCTGGAACGTCCGCTGCATCGACTCGCGCGAATCGCGATTCACCAACAAGCGCGAGATCGAAGAGTGGATCGAAGACTACGGCGAAGACTCGGACTTCGTCCGCGTGCGCGTCAAGGGCATCGCGCCGCGCGCAGGCGACCTGCAGTTCATCGACCAGGATCGCGTGGACAAGGCCAAGAAGCGCATCGTCGAACCGTTCCCCGACGACCCGTTAATCGCCGGGTTCGACGTCTCGGGCGGCGGCCAGGCGTGGAACGTCGTCTGGTTCCGCCGCGGGCTCGACGCGCGTTCGATCCCGCCGGTGTGCATTCCGGGCGAGCACACGCAGGAGCGCGGCGCGCTGATGGCGAAACTCTCCGACATCCTGAGCGACAAGCGCCCGGGACGCAAAGTTGCGATGATGTTCGTCGATTCGGCGTACGGCGCGCCCTACGTCGAGCGGCTGAAGGGCATGGGCTACACCAACGTGCAGGAGGTCAACTTCGGCGCGCCGGCTCCCGACCGGCACCAGGCGAACCTGCGCGCGTATATGTGGAACCGCATGAAAGAGTGGCTCGACCGCGGCGCGATCCCGGACAACGACATCGTGCTCGAGACGGACCTGACCGCGCCGGGATCGCACTTAAACCGGTCAGAACAACTGGTCTTGGAATCGAAGGAAGACATGGCGAAGCGCGGCATCAAATCGCCTGACCGCGGAGATGCGCTTGCCCTTTCCTTCGCCGCGAACGTCGCGCCGGTGGCGGCGGAAGATCCGCTCGCGATGCGGTATAGCGGGGCGGGGAGTTGGATGGGATAGCATGGCTGTTATGAGTGATTCCATCACATTGCCGTCTATCGATATCGACCAACTAAAGCTCAGTGTAGGCTCGCATAAGACCGCCGCGGAGGGCGCCTGTGTGATGGAACTGGCTTCCTACCTTGCCCACGCGCCGTGGTCGGACTCTCCGGCCTGCGTGTCTCCGATACTTGCTGCGTTCCTCCGCTCCTGGAACGATGCCCTCGACGACGAGCCGCGGCAAAAACTGAAGCCGTACGCCGCTCGGGTGATCGGCACCGCGGGCGACGGTAAGGATGGACAGCGGGCCTGGATGTGCGTGGACTGGCTCGCTCGCACGCAGTTGCCGGTATGGCTGGATCTCGCAGGGCTGCATGATCACGCTGCCGCAACCCGCGCCATTCGTGCCATCACTGACACAGATTCCGCGAAAGCCGCGCAGCCCACATTAGACGCTGCCTGGGCCGCTGCCTGGGCCGCTGCCTGGGCCGCTGCCAGGGACGCTGCCGGGGCCGCTGCCGGGGTCGCTGCCGGGGCCGCTGCCGGGGTCGCTGCCTGGGCCGCTGCCAGGGACGCTGCCGGGGTCGCTGCCTGGGACGCTGCCGGGGTCGCTGCCTGGGACGCTGCCGGGGTCGCTGCCAGGGAGAAATTACGGCCACGCGTGGAGTCTTTGCAGCTATCGGCGTTTGATTTGCTGGACCGGATGATTTTCGATGGACGCGATGGACGACCTGACCGCCTTTGACCTTCTCGACATCGAAGCGCGCCTGGACGCCTTCAGCGCGTGGTTTGCGCGCGTGGTGGACGCGGGCGGATCGTATGACCGAGAAGAGGCGCTCGCTGACTGGAAGCGGGTCGAAGCGGACCAGCGGCGGCTGATCGAGCAGGCGCGGGCGCGGGCGTAGCTATGCGGATGGTTTCTGTTTCGACTTCAGCTCGTACCACACGCGCAGCACGGAGTTCATGTACGTCAGATAGCCCGATCCATTCGCGCGGAACCAGGCGAGCACGTCCGCGTCGATGCGCAGATGGATCGATTCTTTTTTGGGACGGCGCACGATGACGGCTTTAGCCCATTCTTCTTCGGTTGGTTCCCAGGTATCGGGATCGCTCGCAATGGCGCGCGCAATGTCTTCTTCCGTCATGGCGTCTACCCGCGCCCAATCCGTCTGGCTAGGCCCTGTGTCCTCACCAAGTAGGGAGGTCACGATGTTACCTCTCTTTCCGGTTACTCTTTCTGGCGGAAATGATACGGATATTTGCTCCACGCTTGGTATAGACGACCGTGATGAGCCGCCCGTCGACTTCGCCCGTGACAAGGATTCTCTCTTCTCCGCTCCTCGTACTGCGCGAGATCTCGACTGGCGTTGGGTTCCAGATCCTTTCCGCGTCCCGGAAGTCGATGCCGTGTTTTTCGATGTTGGCTGTGTTTTTGTTTTCATCCCACTCAAACCTCACTACTCAAGTGTAGCACAAACGTGTACACAGTGTCGGGGGTTTTCATGCCGTTGAAACCGGGTTCCTCAAAAGCCGCGGTCGGCAGTAACATCCGCACGGAAATTGCCGCCGGCAAGGAACCCAAGCAAGCCGTTGCCATTGCATTGAACAAGGCGGGCGCGCCGAAGAAGAAGGCAAAACTCAGTTCGCTGATGAAGGGCTACTGATGGACGACGTAGCGAACTACCAGCGCGCCTGCGAGTCCGCGCAGACGATGGTGCAGGACTACCTCACCGGCTATCCGCCGTTCATGGACGAGGACGCGGCGATCCCGCTCGTGCCGTGCAACACCGACGGCGCGCCGCTCGTCGCGGATGTGCCGTTCGAGTACGTCGAGCTGCGGATGCCGAACGGCGCAAACCTGAAGTTCGGCCTGCGCCTCGGCAACGATCCGCGCAAGTGCACGCGTCGCGCGGCAAGCTGCGCGTATTGCGGCGCTTCCTGTAAAGGGATCACCTGCTCGAATCGCTGCAACGCAAAGCGCACGAACGCCAGCCGCGCAACGCCGCTCGGCC